TTCTCTTCATTGAGTTGCTCAACAAGTGAAGCATTCCTAGAAGTAGCCCAGAGATAACACTCTTGAAGTACATCTTCCTTCTCTACATAACCTCTATACCTGCGATAGATGGCAGTTGCTACGCCTGGTGCTATCTCAGTAAGGGTTGGATGTAGTTCAGTCATTGGCTTGCTTGCCTTCTACTAAATCTTTTCTTACCTTGGCAAGTAAAAGTAATGCTACTGCTATCTTCTGCTGGTCATCTATCTCATACCATTGTCTAGCATTCTTGGCTATATCAGGACACATAGCACAGTGTTCTAACTTACAACTATCAAGCACTGCCTGTGCTTGTAAGTTTAGAATGTCCTGAAAATTAGTCATTGAAGTTCTTTCTCAATAATCTGAATGGTTGGACAGGGGTAAAACTTTTTATCGTGTCTACATTGCTGAGGTGTGATGTTACCTTCGGGTGTATGTAACTTGACGATTTCAAGTAAGGCTCCATCAGTCTTAGCAAGTAGTTCAGTGTGTGTCATCCGGTAGTTCAGGCCAGTTCTTATCAAGAACCATAATTGCTATAGCGCTGTAGTTGAGTAGGTCTACAAAGGAATCTCTTAGTGATTCATTATGGGCATTGGTTTGCAGGTTATTGTCCCACTCTTGTAATCTATCGAGACTATTATCATCCCCATATCCGTCAATAATACTGCTGCCTCTTGAAGATCCTTTTTCTTGCTCACTCACTTTGCTCCCCCTACTAGGTTGGCTAATTGTTCTCTACCCTCTGCCAGGTAAAAGTCCGTTATGTCCATACCTGGTGGTAATTGTACTATTTGTGAGTTTAGTACCTCACTTGCGACACGCCGAGCAAAGTCTGCTCCAGGATTAGTGTCTTTATCTTCTCTTGTGTCGTTATCTCCGATGACATAGATGACATCAAAGCCAGTAAATAACTTAGAATAAAAGGGTTTCCAAGCTGCTACTCCTGGTACACCAACAGCAGGGATACCTATCTCATTCATAATGATTGAATCAAACTCACCCTCGCAAATAACTATGCGATAAGTATTCTCCATTGTGGCTGTGACATTGTAGAGATGGCTCTTCTGACCTATCGGTGCGCCATACTTGGGCTTACCTTCATCAAGTCTTCGGAACTTAAAGCCAACACACATATCTAAAGCTGTAAAATATGGAATAGATATCCAACCTTCATAACCTTGATGGCCTTCTATTGGATCTGTAATAACTCCAAGCCTGTACTTTGCAGCAGCAGCCTCAGATATTCCACGTCCTTCTAGATATGCCAGAGCCTCTGCGCTTATGCTTTGACTGTACCTTTCCGCCGCCTCGTTCAACGATTTCGACTGCGTAGTTGAGAGCATCCTTAAACCCCATCTCTTCGTTCGCCATTACTACATCTACTGCTGAACCACCCTTACCGCAAGTGTGACAGTAATATAAATTGTTATACGTATCTATCACTGCGCTACGCCTAGAGTCATCGTGCATACAACACTTGACTGATAGGTTTGAACCATACTTCACTTCACCAGCGTAATGCTGGACTATCAAGTCTATGGGGATTGCGTTTGCATCAGAGGCGCCTTTGCGTTTCGACTTACGAACCACCCTGGACCAGTCTTGTGCTGGCATCCACAATCTCCTTTGCAGTAGCCGTGAAGTTCTTCAACAGATGCGTTCCTTCTCTTGACTATGACAAAGGCCGGAGGCTCGACGGAAAGACCTCTAGCCTTTGCATAGTTGGCTGCCTCAGTCTGAGCTTCCGCCCAGAACTGTGGAAGATTCATAGCCTTACGATTCTTGCACTCTAAAATATAGGTCTGACCTGCGATTATGGTAACAATGTCACCTTCATCATTAGCTCCTGCCTTGGCAAGACGTTCAGCGAAGTGACCAAGTGAGCGGATGTATTTCATTACATCGGACTCAAACTTAGTTCCCTTTTGTTTATTGTAACTGCTCATACATTCCTTGGATTTGAGTTCAATATCATTCGACCATAAGCGTCAGAGTCTCCTATCTGACAAGCCGAATAGTTTGTAAACAAACCTATGTAATCCTTTCCGTCAGCAGTATGTCTGCCAAATCTGTTCTTGACTGCAGCCACTCGTAGCGTGTGTCCATACGGATCATACCCAAGAGTTAGTATCAAAGCTGGTAACTGACTCACCTTTCCGTGGATTGCTCTACGTGCTGGTGGTTCAAAGGTAGTTCCATATTCAGTTTGCTCTGATACGTGGTGTAGCACCATCACACAGGCTTCGGTTTTCCTAGCCATATCGTGTAGTTCTACCATAATTGCTCGAAGTCCTGCCCATTCATTATCAGTCTCAGCAACCACATTCATCAGGTTATCTATCACTATTAACTTCGGTGCTATACCGAAGAGTTCTATGTAAGCCTTGACCTCTGCTTCAATGTCATCAAGTGATGGACTTGAATCAAAGACCCATTGGATATGGCCCATCATCTCTAAGTCTTTTGCATAGTGAGATGGGTTTGTCCTGATGTTATTCTCAACAGTTATCTGTGTATGACCTGATAGATGTGATGCCGCTCTAATCATTACAGTAGCTGTATCAGTATCAGCAGAAAAGAAAAGAGTTGGAACCTGTGCCTTGATTGCATATATCAAAGCGAACATAGACTTTCCGACGTTGGGTGCAGCGGCAACCATACACACTTGACCGCGCCGGAAAGTTATGTCCTTACTCTTTAGGTCTTTCCAAACCAAGGGTAAAGGTTCAGCGTTACTGTGCGAACTATGCCAAGCTCTATCTAGTCTAAGCACAGTCCTCTCGTTTCTCTATTGGTATTTTTAGTTTTCTTTTACTCAAATCGATGGTTACATACTTTACAAATACTTTTAGCGATGTTGACGCTAGAACCATTTGCTCCGTTCTCGGGGAACCAAGCATCACCGTCGACTTCTGCACATAGCGGAGCCTCGTATTGACGCGGCTCACGCATTGGGTCATCTAACCCAGATAGTGTCGCACTTGTCCGTCGCTCCCTTTGGAGCAGCGCACATATATCCTTTCCAAGGTCCCTTGGCTCCGACGCCTTCTCTGAAGCTCATGGTTCCGTGCTTGCAACCTGGCGTCTCACCTTGTGGTGCCGCTGGTGCTGATGATCGTGGAACGAAATTATTTCGTACGGGCGCAGCAGAAGCAGCGCCTCCGAAAGATTGGCTACCGGTGCAGCCATTATTTGTTTCCTCCAGTTTGTTTGACTGTTACTCTGATTGTTTCTTTTCCTTCTTTGCCAGGAAGATAGCCAAGTTTTTCCTTGACTTCATCCTTGTCCACAATGAAAGAACCTTTCACTGCAGATGTCTGAACTTGGATGCCAGACTTGGTGATACCGAGTAATCCAGTAAGCCCATCCCTAAGGGCGTCCTTTCGTTCGGATAACTCCTTTATCTTGGCATCCAGTTGCAGATACTCCAAAGCAGATTTATCCGCTTCAGAATCTTCTATCACTGGTAATTCAGTTTTTGTAAGTCCTTTTTTTAGACCAACGCATCCCATCTCACCAGAGGCGTCATAGTATTTGCAATAAAATTTACAATAGCTCTCATCCCTTTCAGGATCAGGAGCCGTGTCCGATAACTTTATAGCTTCCAACCAGTTGAGCGCCTCTAGTGCAATGGACTCGTCATAGTTTTCGGTATGTACAAGTACATCCCTCTCATCACCATCACGAGGTATGGCTACAAGACTTACGGTCTGAACCTTCCCCAATCCAGACTTAGCAATCAAGTAGCCATACACCTGTACCTGCCAGCGTTGTTGCTGGCTAGGAAAGTAAGATAGGTTCTTGGTCTTAACAGTCTTCCAATCTACGACAGCGCCAATAGATGGAATGAAGCAATCTACGTGAGCCTTCATCCCGTTATGTTCAACGGTCTGCTCAAGTAGCACATCCTTGTTGCTCGATAGAGCGTTCTCAATAGCACCGTGAATAGCGGTACCCATAATCGCTGCGAGCTTTAGTTCATTATCATTAGTTTCAGGTTGGTTATTCAAGCGATACCAAACCTTACGACGGCAGCCACCTAATTCTGATGGGCCGATCTGTACTTGTGTACTTCTACTTCGTCTATTCTCAACATCGTGTAGAGCCTTGACTAGCAATTCTTTTATATCAATCATTCGGGAAGTACTCTCCTGTATTCCAATAGACTATCGTTATCCTAAAGAATATCAGACCTATCTG